AGCGACGCCAAATCCAAGAAAACCTAGGACATATCCAAAGAAATTATTTGTTGTCACAGCAATTCCTAAAAGTATTATTGCAATCCCAAATAACTCAATCTTAATTCCTTTCATCGCAAATATCTTCGTTACAAACTACGATTTATCATTCTTATATTTTTAGACGAACCTTATAGCATATACATTTCAACAATAAATTTCACCCAAACACTTCCTTCAATCTTTTTATATCCGGCTTTGTCTGCGTCATCAAATAAGCGTTTTTCAGATATTTTTGTCCTTTTTCTGTCTGCTCGCAGTTGAATATAAAGGAATCCCTGCGGTACATCAGCCATTCATCAAGCGGGAGTGCTTTCACCTTATTAACGGGAATATTGCAGTAATCTGCAATCATTTTGTTGCTGTAGCTGTAAATCTCCCAATGAAAGGCCCCATTATCTTTTATGGGATAATAGGGCAGCATTAGTTTGGGTCTTTTTGAATGGAAAGTACAAAGTCCATATATTCATTTGCAATGAAGTCTTGGATTTCCTCCACATCATAGCTTAAAACATCATTTCGGCTGATTTTAAAGCCGTTTTTATTTTGGTTTAAAAGCTGCTGAAATACGGAATAAATATTTTTCACAGCCTCAGTTTCTTCAGCCGCCTGCATTTCGGAGATAGCCTCCAACACATATCCGTTTGGAGGAAGAAGAACAATCATCTTTCCGTTTTTCAGTTTTACAGGCAGTGTTTTCTGCTTTGGTTTTGTAAAATCATACATGACAATTCTCCTTTATTCTGTCACTTCCGCACCGACACCCCAGTTGATTAAAAGCTTATGCCCTTTGCTGTCAAGTTTTTCCGTTGCCTTAAAATCAAGGTCGCAGACCGTCATGCTGTCCTTCTTTCTCTCAAGGGTAAAACCTCCCTCAAGCTGACCGATAATCATTGCGGACATACTGCCGTCTGCCGCAGCAAAGACAACAGCGTAATATTTATCTTTGAAGTTCTTAATACCTCCAATATAGATGTTGGAACTTTTATCTGTGTTGTCTGTGGTGATTTCCGAGTTCGGAGCCATAATGCCGAAGGTATCCGGCATAAATGTACCGATACTGCCTTTGATGCCAATGTCCTCACCGGATAAAATCTTTCTTGTGATTTCTTCCATATCGTCCTTATAGGTATCAATGGTAGGCGTATAATAAATAGACGCACCGCCGGAAAGGTAGCCTTTTCGGTTGTCTTCTACGGCAATCTCCGATATTTTTGGAATGGCACTGCCTTTTTCGTATTCCTTGATATACATATATCCGGAGCCGATGGCAATATCCTCTGTCTGTTTTTGTGCCGTTTCGGGTATTTTCATATTTTCACACTCCAATCTTTTTATAAATGCTGATGGTATAGTAGGTTACAAACAAGTCTGCATCATCAAGCCATACTGTTTCCGAAGAAAAAGGAATGCCTGTCTCATTTAGCAGACATTCTAGTTTTTGTTCGGATTGTATGTCCTTCTTCAGTGTATAAAGTTCTATATTGTAATCATAGCGGTACAAATTGTTTCGGTTATCACAGCCTTCTGCTTTTTTATTGCTGAGAAAACAAATAAAAGGCAGTTTTTGATTATCCGGAAAATGACTGTAAGCAACGGGAAGTTCTGTTTTATCTAAAAAAGCTTTCATTTCTTTTTCATCCATTTTGCAGAACCTCCCTAATTCGCCGTTCTACGGTTTCCTTTGCCTTTTCTTCATTTGGCTTAATATGCGGATAAGCGGCGGTTCTTCCACCTTTGGTATGCACCTGTTTTTGTTTGCCTTTTGTTGTGCCGACAAAATTTTGATGTCCCTTTTCCAGAAGATGTGTTAAATGTCCTTGTATATTATAAATTTCATACTGTACATAGCCACTGCGAGATGTTTTCTTGATTTTCCAGCTGCGAGAGTATTTTTTGTTTCCAACTCGTTTGCCCTTGGGACTGTCCCTTTTCAGATTTTCTTTCAGTGTTTCACTTTCTTTCTTGCAGACCTCGACAATTTTCTCGGACGCTTCTTCGGTATATTGCTTAATGCAGTTTAATATTTCATTCGTCATTTCCTGTACTGATACTTCCATAATTCTCCTCTGATTCCGCTTTAATTTTTACTGTTTTGCCGTCATAGTCTGCAAAGTCGACTTGCAATATGTTGTAGGTTTTTCCTCGAAATACAATGCGGTAATCCGCAGCAGAAAGCTCTGAAAGCTTTTTGCAAAAACGTACAGTAAAAGATACTGTCTGCTGTTCTTCCGTATCGCCTTTCTGCCGTTCCTTTCCGCCTGTGGTTTTAACAGACGCAAAGCAGGAATAAAAATCCTGCCACTGCTGAATAACATTTCCAACTTCATCTGTTTTTAAAATGGCTTTTTGAATTTGGATCCGCTGGTTTAGTTTTGAAATATCCATCAGAAGCCTTCCTTTCTGATGCCGAAAAGCAGGGAACGCAGAGAAAGTGTCAGTTCCTTGTAGTCAGCATTTTCTCTGTGTTCATACAGATAAGCAACAGCATACATAACAGCAATCTTGGAAGATACACACTTCTCAAATTCATCTGCCGATAATCTGGCTATGTCTGTACATAGGTTTTGCCCTGTTGTTATAAAGTTTTCAATCAAAGCGTCATCATCATTAAAATCCACCCGCAGATATTTTTTCATTTCCTCCAAAGCTACAAGCATTTGTTTCACCACCGTTAGTCTGCTTTCAATCTTAAAATCTGCACTGCCTCAGGAAGAATTAACTTTCCGTCTACACGCTCCTTTGCCACATAGCCAATCATACCGTTGCCTGCAAAAAGCTCAGTGAGCTGCTTGAAGGAACGAGTACCACGGTCACCAATGTTGTAATAGCTGTAATCACCGAAAGCAATGGCGTCCTCCGGTGCGTATGCAGAAGTATAAACATCATAGCCTAAAATTTTATCCGGCTCTCCTGCCTGATAGGAAGGCTGCCACATATAAGCACCGTTGTTGTCCTTTAATTTTCGGATTACAGCTAAGTTTTTATCATTGATAATAAAGGACGCATTTTACGGTAAGGACGCTTTAAGGCATAGATTAAGTTTAAAATATCATCCGCTTTCAATGCTGCGGTTAATGTTTCCGCTGTTGTGCCGCCGCCTGTTTTTGCAAAAAGTCCCAATGGCTGACCGACACCAGTACCATTGAGGAATGCGTCCTCCTCGGCATTGGCAAGTGCTTTCCCGAACTGGTCAATGATGTAGTTCTCAAGACCAAAAGCATTATCGTAGAGAAGTTCCTCCGTCACCTTGATAGCTACATGGAGCTTATGCGCATCCAATAAAATCTGGCTGAATGTGGCATCACCGAAGGTTAATGCACCGCCTTCCTCAACCCATGCGGCGGCAGGCTTTGTTGCCGCAATATTGATTTTGTGTTCGCCGGAGGTGGTAATGACACGACCAAGCTTTCTCATGATGTTTTCTTCTTCCAAGGTATCAATCAAACGGCTGTCTTCCAACTGACCGATAATCATGGCAGACATACTTTCATCTGCAGCAGCAAATACAACTGCGTAGTATTTATCCTTAAAGTTTTTAATGCCGCCAATATAAATATTAGAGCTGCTGTCGGTACTGTCTGTGGAAATTTCAGAGTTGGGCGCCATGATACCGAAGGTATCCGGCATAAATGTACCGATACTGCCTTTGATACCAATGTCCTCACCGGATAAAATCTTTCTTGTGATTTCTTCCATATCGTCCTTATAGGTATCAATGGTAGGCGTATAATAAATAGATGCACCGCCGGAAAGATAGCCTTTTCGGTTTTCTTCAATGGCAATCTCCGATATTTTTGGAATGGCACTGCCTTTTTCATACTCCTTGATATACATATATCCTGAGCCGATGGCAATGTCCTCCGTCTGTTTTTGTGCTGTTTCGGGTATCTTCATGTTTTTCACACTCCAATCTTTTTATAAGTGCTAATGCTGTAATAGGTTACAAATATATTTGATTCCTCAAGCCATATAGTTTCCGAGAAAAAAGAGATGCCTGCTGAATTTAGCAAGCCTTCCAGTTTTTCTTCTGAAGTTATATCCTTCTTTTCCGTATAAAGTTCTACGCTGTAATCATAGCGGTACAGGTTGTTTTTGTTGTCACAGCCTTCCGCTTTTTTATTGCTGAGAAAGCAGAGAAAGGGCGGTTTTTGATTATCAGGGAAATGACTATAAGCAACAGGAAGTCCCGTTTTATCTAAAAATGATTTCATTTCTTTTTCATCCATTTTGCAAAACCTCCTTAATTCTCTGCTCCACAGTTTCTTTTGCCTTTTCCTCATTTGGCTTAATATGCGGATAGGCTGCAGTTCTTCCACCTTTTGTATGCACCTGTTTTTGATTTCCCTTTGTTGTTCTGACAAAGTTTTGATGTCCCTTTTCCAGAAGATGTGTTAAATGTCCTTGTGTATTATAAATTTCATACTGTACATAGCCATTGCGAGATGTTTTCTTGATTTTCCAGCTACGAGAGTATTTTTTGTTTCCGACTCGTTTGCCCTTGGGACTGTCTTTTTTCAGATTTTCTTTGAGAGCTTCGCTTTCTTCCTTACATACCTCGGCTATTTTCTCAGAGGTTTCCTCGGTGTATTGCTTAATGCAGTTTAAAATTTCATTTGTCATTTTCTGTACTGATACTTCCATAACTCTCCTCTGATTCTGCTTTAATCTTTATATATTTCCTGCCATAGTCTGCAAAATCAATCTGCGCAATGTTATAAGTTTTCTCACGAAACACAATGCGATAATCTACAGCAGAAAGTACCGAAAGCTTATTACAAAAACGAATGGTAAAGAATACAGAGTGCTGTTCCTCCGTATCACCTTTCTGTCGTTCCTTTCCGCCTGTAGTCTTAATAGACGCAAAGCAGGAATAAAAATCCTGCCACTGCCGAAGTACATTTCCAACTTCATCTGTTTTGGAAACACCTTTTTGTATCTGAATCCGCTGATTTAATTTTGAAATATCCATCAGAATTCTTCCTTTCTAATACCAAAAAGCAGAGAACGCAGGGTAAGTGTCAGTGCCTTATAGTCTGCACTTTCCCTGTGTTCATACAGATAGGCGGCTGCGTACATGACTGCAATCTTGGAAGAAGAACTCTCGCAAAGTTCGTCTGCTGATAATCTGGCTATATCTGCACAGAGACTCTGCCCGATTAATATGAATTTTTCGATAAGTTCATCATCATCTTCAAAATCCACTCTCAGATATTTTTTCATTTCATCAAGAGATACTGTCATTTACTCCACCGCCGTTATTCCGCTTTCAATTTTAAAATCTGTACTGCCTCTGGAAGAATCAACTTGCCGTCCACACGTTCCTTGGCAACATAGCCGATCATACCATTTCCGGCAAAAAGTTCAGTCAGCTGCTTGAAGGAACGAGTACCACGGTCACCAATGTTGTAATACTTGTAGTCACCGAATGCGATGGCATTTTCGGGCGCATACGCAGAAGTGTGAACAGGGTAGCCGAAGAGACGGTCAGGTTCACCCGCCTGTGCAGAAGGCTGCCAGATATAGGCACCGTTGTTGTCTTTCAGCTTGCGGATAACCGCAATATTCTTGTCATTCATAATAAAAGAAGCATTCTTGCGATAAGGACGCTTAAGGGCATATACCAAGTTGATGATGTCATCTGCCTTGATGGCCGCAGTTAGTGTCTCTGCAATCTGACCGCCGCCGGATGCAGCAAACAGTCCGAGAGGCTTGCCCACACCGTCACCATTGAGAAACGCATCCTCTTCGGCATTGGCAAGTGCCTTACCAAACTGAGTGATGATGTAATTTTCCAATCCGAAAGCATTGTCATACAGAAGTTCTTCAGTTACTCTGATTGCCACATGGAGCTTATGGGAATCCAAAAGGATCTGGTCGAAAGTGGCATCACCGAAAGACAACTGACCGCCTTCCTCAATCCAAGATGCAGCAGGCTTGGTAGCTGCAATGTTGATCTTGTGTTCCCCGGAAGTAGTAATGACTGTACTAAGGTCACGCATGATGTTCTCTTCACCCAGAACATCGATGAGTCTGTTGTCGTACTCTTCGGGAACAAGGTAACCGCCATCGGTGTCTACACCTTCCTGCAGAACATTGCTCACACGCTTGAAGCCGGAACGAAGTGTATCCAGCATGGCCGCCTTATAGACATCCGCTGCACGGCCTTTCTTTTCGGGCATCTGCTTATCGGATACAGGCTTGGTCACGATAGGAGTATTTACGGGACGGTTCATTTCCGCCTCCATAGCCTCCATCTGCTCCATACGCTCAATCTCTGCAGCGTATGCCTGCACCTTCTTTTCCATCTCAGCGTAGGTCTTTGCATCCTCCTCGGAAAGCAGACCGTCCTTGTCACGCTTGGTTTCTACGAAGGCCTTTGCAGCCTCCCATGCCTTTTTGCGATTCTCACGCATTTCTAAAATCTTGCTCATTGTAATTTACCTCCAATTTTTCATCAGGTTTAACCGCTCCATGAGGGAGTCGGCAGATACTTTGTTTGTGGGTTCGGACTTTGGCTGAATGCGGCATTTTGCAGACAGCTTGTCCATAAGGGAATTGGTTATGGCAGCCCTAGAAAACACCATGCTGACCTTTGGGACTTCGATACTGTCAGAAACATTTCTCTGCATGATTTCATCAGCAAATCCCATCTCGATTGCGGAATTGGCATCCATCCAGGTTTCGGCATCCATGAGGTGAGACAGCTTGGCACGGCTAAGTCCCGTCTTGATCTCATAGGCATTGATAATGGACTCCTTCACCTCATCAAGCATTGCGATAGCTTTCTGCATATCCGCAGAATCACCGAAGGCCACCGTTGCCGGGTTATGGATCATCATCATGGAAACCGGAGACATGACGACCTTTGTGCCTGCCATTGCGATAACGCTTGCGGCACTGGCTGCAATGCCATCGATCTTGATGGTCACATTGCCTTTGTAGTTCATCAGCATGTTATAGATTTGGGCAGCCGCTACGCAATCACCGCCCGGACTGTTGATCCATACCGTGATGTCTCCACTCCCGGCATTTAACTCATCACGGAAAAGCTGCGGTGTGACATCATCATCAAACCAGCTCTCTTCTGCGATGGTGCCGTTTAGGAACAGTGTTCTCTCCACCGTCTGTTCCTTCATTTCCTGGTTCGTCACGGTCTGACTCTTCCAGTTCCAGAACTTCTTCATCGGATTTTTCCTCCTCTCCGTCAGATTTCTTATTTGCAAACAGACCTGCATCTTCCAGCTTTGTCATATTGCCGTTGATGAGGTACAGATCTCCGCCAAGATCAGCGGGGATGCGGTCAAGGTTCTCAAGTTCACGGATATCGTTGGCGCTCATCCAGCCGTTCTGTCTTGCAGTGGCATAGCCGGACATACGGCTTGCATAGTCACCGCGCAGAAGTCCATCCACGTTGAACTTGATGAAAAAAGCAGTCTTCTCGTCCTGTGTGAACAAGGCTCTCGCCATAGCCTGTTCCCAGCGCATAAGCCAGGGTTCAAGCGTGTACTTCACAAATTCGAGTGACTGCTGCTCAATATTAGAAAAACTCGATTTTTCAAGGTCACCGACCATATGCGGCGGCACTCTGAAAATCCGGGCAATTTCATTGATCTGGAATTTCCTTGTCTCCAAGAACTGTGCTTCGTTCGGAGAGATGGAAATCGGTGTGTATTTCATGCCTTCCTCAAGGACGGCAATCTTGTGGGAGTTGTTTTGGCTGAAGCCTTTCTCCCAGGACTCTCTTACGGCATCCGGGTTCTTGACCGTTCCGGGGTATTCCAATAGTCCACCTGGAGTTGCACCGTTTGCAAAGAACTTGGCACCGTATTCTTCCGTTGCGATGGCAAGTCCTATGGCATTTTTCGCCATTGCGATTGGTGAATATCCAACCAGTCCGTCAAAGCCAAGACCGGGAATATGCAGCACATCGGAAGGCTTGAGCCTTACCGTGCCATCTTTCATGGTAGGTGCATCGGAATCGGATACCCGATATTCATAGTAGAGCCTTCCTTTGTCATCACGGTCTACGGTCATCCTGTCCGGCATCAGAGGGTAAAGTGCTACCACTTCGCCTTTGCCGTTTCGGATGATCTGTGCGTACCCGTTGCCCCAAAGCAAAAGATGCGTCATAAGGGTTTCCCGGAACACAAAGGATGTCATTTCCGGATTTGGCTCATCATGCAATAGGAAGTACAGTGGATGCTCAATAGCTTTTTCCTTACCGCCGTCCTTGTTGTACCGATACAGATGAAGCGGAAGTCCCGCTACCGCCTCGGACAGAATCCTTACGCAGGAATACACTGCCGTCATCTGCATGGCAGAGCGTTCATTGACCCGCTTGCCGGAGGTACTGCCGCCGAACAGGAATCGGTATCCGCTGCCGTTTATGCTGTCGGTCACAGGCTTATCCCTTGACCGAAATAGAACATCAAATAGTCCCATATGCTTCACCAGCCTTTCTAAATAAACAAAATGCCACGGCGGTCATAGACGCTTTCCGTGACTTGGTTACCGCAGCGGATGGCTCTGTCAAGTGCCATGATGGTTGCTACCGCTCCGTCTATTTTTTCTGTAGATTTCTCTTTATCCGCCTTGATGTTTCCGGCGGGATCTGTTCGGATATAAATGTTATCCATCATCCACCGAAGAACCAGGTGTCCGCCGTGGGCAAGTTTCTGTTCCAAGGTCAGCTTCATCAGTTCCTTGGTAGGCGGTGACATATCCTTAAAGCCCTGCCCGAAAGGTACTACCGTAAATCCCATGCCTTCCAGGTTCTGTACCATCTGAACAGCACCCCAGCGGTCAAATGCAATCTCACGGATATTGAAACGTTCACCAAGTTTTTCAATGAACCGCTCAATATATCCGTAGTGGACTACATTGCCCTCCGTAGTCTGCAGATACCCCTGCCGTTTCCAAATATCGTAGGGAACATGATCCCTTCGGACTCGCAGTTCCAGAGTTTCTTCCGGTATCCAGAAGTATGGAAGGATGCAGAACTTGTCCTCTTCATCCAGTGGCGGGAATACCAGAACGAATGCCGTGATATCCGTTGTACTGGAAAGGTCAAGTCCGCCGTAGCATACACGGCCTTCCAGATCATCTTCACTCACGGCAAAGGAGCATTTATCCCATTTCTCCATCGGCATCCAGCGAACTGCCTGTTTCACCCATTGATTGAGTCGAAGCTGTCGGAAGGAGTTCTCCTCGCCGGGGTTCTGCTTGGCAGAATCACAGGCTGCCTTTACCTTGTCGATGCCAACCGTAATGCCCAAAGATGGATTTGCTTTCTTCCATACCTTTGGGTCAGTCCAGTCATCACTCTCATCCGCTCCATAAATAACAGGGTAAAAGGTGGGGTCTATCTTTCTTCCTTCCAGGATATCCTTGGCCTTCTGATGGGTTTCATAACAGATGGAATTGGTATCTGTTCCTGCTGTTGTGATTAAGAAGTACAACGGCTGCATACGGGCATCACCCGAACCCTTGGTCATGACATCAAACAGCTTTCGGTTCGGCTGGGTATGCAGTTCGTCAAATACAACTCCATGGATGTTAAAGCCGTGCTTGCTGTAGGCTTCTGCGGAAAGTACCTGGTAGAAGCTGTTGGTCGGCATATAGATGATTCGTTTCTGCGAGGCAAGAATCTTGACCCGCTTGGATAGTGCCGGACACATTCTAACCATGTCGGCGGCAACCTCAAACACGATGGATGCCTGCTGTCGGTCGGCTGCACAGCCATATACTTCCGCTCGTTCCTCTCCGTCACCGCAGGTAAGCAGAAGTGCCACCGCAGCCGCAAGTTCCGACTTGCCCTGTTTCTTGGGTATCTCAATATAGGCGGTATTAAACTGCCTGTATCCGTTTGGCTTGAGCGTTCCGAAAATGTCTCGGATAATCTGCTCCTGCCAGTCGATAAGTTCAAATGGCTTGCCCGCCCAGGTGCCTTTGGTATGGCAAAGGCTCTCAATGAATGCCACAGCAAAGTCAGCGGCATCCGCATCATAGTGGGAATCCTTCGCCATGAACTTCGTGGATTTGTACTTTTTCAGTTTCCGCAAGTGCCGTCACTCCTTTCTTTGGCATAAAAAATAGCTGCATTACTGCGACTGCCGTATACAAGGAACAGCCCCTTGTTGGGACCGTCCTGCTGAATATTCAGTTCAGAAAATTAGTTGTATTCGTTTAAGAGAATGCAGTAAGCTATCTGTGTCGGTAAGCCTTCATCCGGCTCGATGCCCCACCCTCTGTCATAATTGGCAGTGACCACACCATTTATCTTAATCATCAGCTTGGAAATCCTGCCGCCGTTAATGCCAAACTCACTCGGCTCTTCATAATGCTTGACCCAGTAGTGGGCTACCGTGTAGCCTCCGTCCTTATTTGGGATTCCTATCGTTCCTTCACTCCACATCGAGAACACCGTCCTCTCCGCAGAGAATAAACTGTACATATTCTTTCTTGTGTTCTTCCAGGAAGATGACCAGTTCGTAGAATCCCATCTCGTTTGCAATGACCTGCACCGCACTAGTATCGAACATATTGGTAAGTCCTGTGTCCCGTACTGCGAGGATTTGCTCTTTAATCTTCATGACTGACCCTCCTGCAGCTGTCTTCGCCGTACACCACACCAAGATGGCAGCCATTGTCCCAGTCTACATGAATAGTTCCGGTATCATCCACCCCGGTTACCGTACCGAGAAGTCCCGTCGGCATCGTTCTGTATGGGTCATCCATGTGAATGAGTTCCACACGACAGCCTTTCGGATACTCTTTCTTGATTCGCTCTACGATTGCTCTTGCAGGGAACATCATGCCTCCTCACCGCCTTTCTTTGCACCGCTTTTGAATGCGGAAGACCCGGAAAGGTTCTGAAGCAGAACCTTTCGGTCGGTTTTGTATTCCGCACCGATAAATCCGAGTCTCAAAAGGAAACAGCGGAATGCATACTTTTCATTTTCCACTTCCTTTTCGCTGGCAGTGATTCGTTTCTGCTCCTTGCTCATTTTGCAAAGGGCTGCAATGAAGTTGGTGTAGGCTCTTGCGGTATCTGCATCCGGCAGTTTGGAAAACCAGGGGAAGGAAATGGTATCCTCACCGACCTCAATCGGTAGTTTGCTAATGCCAAGTGCCTTCTTGATCAGTTGCCCCTTAACCTCCAGAAGTCTTGTGAGGTTTCCGACCATCACCTTATCCAGGGGAAGGGAAACCGTAAGACCTGTGCTTTCGCTCTTTGCGGGTTCGGAAATTTCTGCCGTTTCTTCCGGCTCTGTGTTTTTCTCCCATTCGGAAGGTGCGACTCCCGTTACCATCACGCAGGCATTGATGATTTTGGAACTTTCCTCGATGTTTTCGTTCTCGAAAATCAAAGTGCCGTCTTTTTCGATGTGGTAATCTCCAACCTGGTAAGCACAGCTTGGAACACCCAGGTATTTCGCCTTGATTCCAAGTTCCTTGCTGATGGCTTCGACCATTGCTTTTCTGCTTTCCTTTGTAGCGTTAAAATGTAATTCCATTGAATGTACCTCCTTTAATTTGGTACTACATATATCACTCTGAATGGCTGTAATAGCAAGTATAATCTCAGCGATTCTGTAGAGATAATTGCCTTAATTTTCAGGAGGATTCTGGGTATAGTACACGATGCAGGAAAGCACAAAGCAGACATTGGGAAGGGCTACGCCGTTGCCCCACATCTTATATTCCGCAGAATCGGAATGGGGATTCTGCAGCCATTTGAAGACCTGCTTTTTCGTCTTCGACTTGGAGGACTTCCCCTCAATCAGACGCCAGGTTTCAAAGATATCCATCCACTTTGTAAGTTCCTCTTCGGATGGCACTTTTGTACCAAGACCATCACACCACCAGTCGGGAAACCCCTGCAGCCTTGCACACTCGGTCGGAGTAAGACGGCGGACGATATACTCAAGGTCTGCGTCTATGTCGTTGACCACGGGAGGGTCTTTCCAGTCTGTTGCCACCAGGGTGTTTGCCAGTTCTTCCTCGGCAGAAGTAAAGAAGGATGCCTTGCTGTTGGAAAAAGTCGGTGCTGCTACTGCACCAGGGCCTTTTGCCACCATCGTAGGCTGCGTTTCTTCCTCCACGGCAAATCCGTACTGTGCGTTTTTGCCCTGGTTGAAGGCTGCCCTGTCGATGCCATAGGCAACGGCATGGCGGTCGATGGTATTTAAGGTAAAGCTGACATCTTCATTGATCCCATCACCCCGGGGACCGTTTTCGTCCTTTCTTCCAATCATGGAACCTTGTACGGAAACCACAGCAATGCCGCCCTGGTTGCAGTTTGGATTGCCGCCGTTCTGGTCAAGACATCTTGAGGTATCCGCCTCATAGAATCCGCTCTTGGGATTGTCCGAACGCATGGAGTTGCTGTCCTTGGCACAGATGCCATAGGCAACAGGAACGAAAACAGTCTGGTCATTGTTGCAGGAAAGCGTAGCGGAAAGGTTCTCCTGGATGAGTGCGCCTTTCCCACCGCCTTCACAGCCGGAACGGATCTTCAGCGTTTTCGGTGTCTGCACCACAAAGGGCTGATTATTGCCGCCGGTTCCAAATGTGGAAAGCACGGTTTGTGCCACATCAAGGGGTCCTGTGTATCGGCTGTCCTGGGAGTGGTTCTCAAACACAAGCGGAGGATGATGGCTCTCGGCACGAAGGGTGCAGGTCACATCTTCCGTCACATCCATGCGATTGCCGCCTTGGTCGTTTAAGCAGATTGTGCTGCCTGTCTCTCCAAGGCTCTCTTCAGAAGTTCCGGCAGTTCCTTTCCACGGGCAGAAGCCCTGCGGAGGATACCCAGACAAGCCTTCTGACTCAAATAGTATTTTTCCGGCGCATCCGCCACTAAAATCTGCGACAAGATAGATACGTCTTCTTCTCTGGGGTACTCCCCAATACTGAGCATCGACTGTTCGCCAGGCAATATCGAATCCATCTGCCACATCAATGTGTCCTGCTCCTGTCCATTTGCCTTTCGGAGGGACAGGGATAAAAACGGAATCGGCTTTGACTGAGCATACGGACTCAAGGACCGCTTTGAAGTCTGCACCCTTGTTTGAAGAGAAGGCACCGGGGACATTTTCCCAGACGATAAATCTTGGATATTTTCCATTGGTTGCACACCTCATTTCCTTTACGATTCGGATGGCTTCATAAAAAAGATTGGAACGGCTGCCATCCAAACCCGCTCTCTTACCGGCCACAGACATATCCTGGCACGGACTTCCGAAAGTGATGATATCAACAGGAGGAAGGCTTGCTCCGTCCAGCTTACTTACATCACCCATGTGTTTCATATTGGGAAAACGCTTTGTGGTCACCCTGATCGGAAACGGCTCGACCTCCGATGCAAACACAGGCTCAATACCGCAAAGCACTCCGCCCAAAGGAAAACCCCCGGAGCCGTCAAACAGGCTTCCGAGGGTCAATCTGTCCTTATTCATCTTTGACCTCCACCTCTTTTACAAGGTCGGAGTACATAAATCTTTCTCCGTTTCGGATCACATATACGCTGTCAGGGTCACCGCCGTTTTCCACGAATCTGCGTAAGATAACGGACGCATACTTCTCATCCAGTTCCATCGTGTGGCAGATGCGGTTGGTCTGCTCACAAGCCATCAGGGTAGAACCGCTGCCGCCAAAGGTATCAATGACGATGGCATTTTCCTGACTGGAATTGCCAATGGGATATGCCAGAAGGTCAAGGGGCTTTGAAGTCGGATGATTCTTGTTTTTCTTCGGCTTATCAAAATTCCAGATGGTAGTCTGGCTTCTGCCTGCGTTCTTGCTCCAGTAATGCTTGCCGTTCTGAAGAAAACCGTACAGGACGGGTTCATGCTGCCATTGGTAATCGGAGCGTCCGAGTACCAGGCTGTTTTTCACCCAGATGCAGCATCCGGCAAGATGGAAACCTGCATCTACAAATGCCTTGCGAAAATTCAGACCTTCCGTATCAGCATGGAACACATAAGCTGCACCGCCTTTTTCCAGGTTTGCCGCCATGTTCTGAAATGCCGAAAGCAGGAATTCATAGAACTTATCGTTTGCCATCTTATCGTTCTTGATGGAAAGTCCATCGGAACTTTCAAAGGCCACATTGTAAGGCGGGTCCGTTACGATGAGGTTAGCTTTCTTACCGTCCATAAGAGAGGCTACATCTTCAGCGGATGTGGCATCACCGCACATAAGGCGGTGTCTGCCGACTGTCCAGATATCCCCACGCTGTACAAAGGATGCCTTCTCAAGGGCAGCGGACAAATCAAAATCATCGTCTTCTGCCTCAGGCTTATCATCTCCGGCGAAAAGGTCAGCAATCTCATCATCGTTAAAGCCTGTCAGTCCCACATCAAAGTCCATGCCCTGCAAGGCTTCAATCTCGATTCTCAAGAGTTCCTCATCCCAACCTGCGTCCTGGGCAAATCGGTTGTCCGCAATGATGTAGGCTTTTTTCTGTGCTTCGGTAAGGTAATCCACAAACACGCAAGGAACTTCCTCGATGCCTTCTTCCTTGGCAGCCATCACTCTGCCGTGTCCGGCAATGATGCCATAGTCACGGTCGATGATAACGGGATTTACAAAACCGAACTCACGCAGGGAGGAACGAAGCTTTGTGATCTGCTCTGGGGAGTGGGTTCTTGCATTATTGATATAGGGTACTAATTTGGAGAGCGGAACAAGCTGCATCTCCGTAGTCGTTTTTGCCATCAGAACAACCCCCATTCCGCAAATTTCTCAAATCCACCCAGGGAGTTGATATACTCTCTTGCTTCTTCCACGATTTCGGAATAAGGCATGCCATCCACAGTATCATCTCCGATGGCACAGGAAAGCACCACAGGCCGGCCTGTTTTCTGCGCCTTCAAAAATGCGTGGATATTTACGGATACATCCGCCTTGGATAGGTCTTTGCCATGCAAACCGCCGCCCGTGACAGACTGTGCCATATCAGAGCCAAGCTTTCTGTTAGTTGCCCCGGTATCAACATCCGTGCCGCCAGTCCAGTCACCGATAGGATTGATGTCTGCCCCCGGGTACTTCTTTCGAAGTTCTTTCGTCTTTGCATTGCTCTGGCAGATGATGAGTCTCTCACCATCCATGATGTACTTGCCATCACAGGGATAGGATTTGTAGATCTCCCTTGCGATTACAGAGAGTTTCTTCTCCTCATCCGTCAAGGGCATACCCTTGAAGATGCCGTTATCCCCACAGCGGAAACCATCCGCCTGATTATCCGCCAGGTGTTTATCCTGGGGGTTGATGTCAGAAATAACAGCCATCTGTCCTGCAATACGATGGACGATTCTTTTTATCTGTTCTGCAAAAATGTCTGCACTTGTTTCTACGATCACATAGCAGACACCGTGTCCGATGAGTATCTCAACGGCAATCTTCGGATCTTTTTCTGTTTTATACGCCAGGTCAACGATTGCACCTGCGATTCTGTCTGCCACTTTGTCAGGGTGGCATGGATTTACTTTTTCAATCATAGTCAATGTCCTTTCCGGGCGCGCAGCAAGCGCTCCATTACATCATCCTGCGGAGTTGCTCCCGTATACTCAATGGAGCAGTTCTCCTTTACAATCTGGTAAATCTGATACCAGGACTGGTTTGCCTGTTTTGTGAACTGCTGAAGCATGGATACATACGGACTCTGGCAAGCCGCCCCGGTCGTTGGGTGCTTTGCCAGAAAACCATATTCCGAAATTGCCTGCTCGCATTGAATCTGTCTTGCAACGCTCATGGCATACTGATTGATCAGCAGCGTATTCACATATTCGGTGCATCCGACCTTCCCCAGCCAGTTCCATGTTTCCCGAAAGATTTCTTCCGCACACAGATCTGTCCCGCTTTTCTGCTTTGCTTTCATGTAGTCCTTCACAGGGGGCATATCCACACCCGTGAGTTCGGACGCATCCGTCAGGTCGATGACGGTAGCAGTCTTGCCCGCAGAGATTTTCTCTGTCAGAGCCTTGCGTTTTGGCCCGCTACCGGGTCTTGCACCGCCTCTCATCGTTCCGTCTTTTGCCACTCGATTTTCACCTCCTCACGGGACCTTTCCTTATAGGCCCTTTGAATAGCAATTTTTGCGCGTGTGACCCTCGCGCCGTTCCCCGGGACCTTATGCGTAGAGATTTCTATCGCCCCTGGGGTCATGTGTTGTGCCATCTGTCACCGCTCTTGGCGTGGATTCTTGCATGACAGGACTTGCAAAGTGCAATGAGATTCTCTCTGTCATGCGTACCGCCTTGGGATAACGGCAGCTTGTGGTGGATTTCTTCAGTCGGTATATAGATACCGTTCTTCAAGCACTCCTCACACAACGGATGGCTTGCAGCATAGCTGTCCCTGATTCTTTTCCATGCTCGTCCATACCTGCGTTTGATGGCGGGGTCGCGGTCATAGCGTTCATATCGTTTATTCTCTTCCTTCCGGTGTTCCTCGCAGAACCTGCCATCGGTCAGGTTGGAACAGCCGGGATGTGAACATGGTCGTTTCGGCCTTCTCGGCACTGTCCTCACCTCCGTCCAGGTAAAACAAAAGCCCCAGGGGATTTCTCCCTTGAGGCTTCGTTCATCATACAGTTTTCTATACTACCATTATACCTATAAGGACTGTGCCATTCTCTGCCAAAGTGTGCCAACTTTTATTCCGGGGCAGAAAAGTTCTGCAGTGCAGAAGAATGGATACGATGCACGGTGCGTACAGACGCATTTAGCAGCACACCGATTTCTTTCCACGAATGGTTATCCAGATATCTATAGCGAAGAAGAAGGCGTTCATCCACATTGGACAGTTTCTCGATAGCCTCTTCCATCTCTGCCTTGAGGTCAACAAGGGTGTCGATTTCATGATTGATTTTCTCCTGGTAGTCCATAATCTTAAACAGCACCTTTGTGAAAGGAGCATCCGTTGGTCTGTTGGGAGAAGGAATATGTTCTCCGTAGCTGACTCCCTGGATGCGGGTGGAAAGGTCACGCAGGTTTTCCAGTTCCTCGATATGGGAGTCGATTCTCTCGTTCAGGCGGTAGGCCTGTCTTAAATATTCCTTTGCGGTCATTTTTTCAAAGCCTCCTCTCTCAGTCTTCGTATAAGGAATTCACTATCCACGCTTGTAAGTACCGCATACCAGGAGGAACGAAAGAAACGCTCACACTCATCCAAGGTACTTTTGGCAGTTACATTTGCGGGTGATTTTTTCAGTATCTTTAACGCTGCCATATAGTCCTTGGCGGCTGTTGTAATAATGGCATTTGCAAGGCTTTCATAAGGGTCAACCATAAGCATCACCTCCGAAGCCTTGCTTTGACAGCATCGATAAGGTCAGACTGTGTTTTCTCTTTTCTGCGGAGTGCTTTCATCACATCTTCATCGATGGTGTCCTTTGCAATGATATGGTGGATGATCACTGTTTCCGTCTGTCCCTGACGGTGGAGTCTGGCATTGGTCTGCTGATACAGTTCCAACGACCAGGTAAGTCCAAACCACACAAGAGTGCTGCCACCGCTTTGCAGGTTCAGTCCATGTCCGGCACTCGCAGGATGTATCACGGCAACAGGTATCTCACTATCATTCCAATCCTTGATATCCTGAGATGTCTTTATCTCACGAACCTTAAACCGTTCCTTGATTCTCTGCAAATCGTGGTTATACCAGTAAGCAATCAGAATAGGTTTGCCGTTTGCGCCTTCGATGAGGTCCTCCAGGGCATCCAGTTTGCGGTCGTGGATATTCACGATTTCCTTATCCTCGGTATAGACAGCACCGTTTGCCATCTGCAGAAGTTTTCCGGAAAGAGCCGCTGCATTCACCGCATCGATTTCTTCCTCTTCCAGGGAAATGACCATCTCATCACGCATTTTCTCATAAATACTTCTTTCTTTTTCAGAAAGCACCACAGGGACTTCGTTTATCACACATTCCGGCATTTTCAGAAAATCTGCCGACTTCATGGAAATCGTAATATCCGAAATCAGCTGGTAGATGAGTTTCTCCGCTCCCGGTTTTGGCTTATAGGAAAAGACCATCTGCTGATTACGCTTATCCGGCACAAAGAACATATTTCGGTAGTTCGTTATGTACCGACCGAGTCTTTGACCCATATCCATGATTCGAAATTCTGCCCACAGATCCATAAGTCCGTTGCTGGATGGTGTACCAGTAAGTCCCACCATCCTTTTTATCCTTGGTCTTACTTTCAGCAGACTCTTGAATCGTTTGGCTGAGTAAGATTTGAATGAGGAAAGTTCATCAATGACCACCATATCAAAGTCAAAAGGAATACCGCTCTTTGAAATGAGCCAGTCCACATTTTCTCTGTTAATGAAGTAGATGTGGGCGGGTCTGTTTAAGACAGCGATCCTTTCAGCCTCTGTACCGATGACCACCGAATAAGTAAGACCTTTTAAGTGATCCCATTTTTCAATCTCCGCAGGCCATGTATCTCTTGCTACTCGAAGAGGTGCAATGACCAGAACGCTTTCCACTTCAAAACGATTCAGCATCAGTTCATAGATAGCAGTCAGGGTGCAGACACTTTTCCCAAGTCCTATTTCTAAAAGCACCGCCGCCACCGGGTGTTCCAATATGAAATTGGTCGCATAGGTCTGATAATCATGGGGATGATATTGCATCAAGTACACCTCCTATCTGCTCCTTGGCATCAATCACATAACAGGGAATACCAAGAGCGGTAATCTGTTTCATTCTTCGTATCTGTAAAGGCCTCGGTTTTTTACCTGGAGCCTTTAATTCTACAAAGGCACACTTCCCAAAAGGGAGAAGTACCAGTCTGTCCGGCACACCGTCCATGCCCGGACAGGTAAACTTCATGCATAGCCCACCCGCTTTCCTGACGGAGCGGACAAGGGCCTGCTCAACTTCTTTTTCACGCATATTCCGCACCTCCATCACGGCTTAATATTGGTATGTGTGCCGCCTTATGCAGGGTATTTTCTATACTTTTCTATATATCAGTTTTTTTAGGCTCTATAGAAAAGTTAGTAAGATAGGTAGCATAAGGTGTCACACATACCGGCATAAGGCTTATTCAAACTCGTTTTTCAGCTTTAAACCTTTGACAAATCTGCCGTTTCTGTTTCTGAATCGTTCAAAACCGAAGGATTCAACTGCGGTATAGAAATCTGCGGAACTGCGAACATACTCACCCACCTGTAAGCAGAAGGAACGGTACTCGTTGTAAAGTTCTCCCGACTTGACCACGGCGGTATCATCAATCTCGCAGCGTTCGTTTAAAAACGCACTCATCCAGTCATTGTTTTCCTTATAGGCATCGATAGCCTCCTGAACTTTCTTGGGCGCAGCAATATGAAAATTATCCGCAATGACCTTCTTTGCACCCTCGACTACCCAGGAGAGAATCGCACCGCCGGCCTTTTCAAACAGATAGTCGGCATAGTTCTTGATATCTGAACTGCCCTCGATCTTTGCACCGAAGGGAATTACGATGAGTCTTCGCCAGGTACCCTTATCAATTGCACCGACCTTTGGCAGGTGATTGGTATAAAGCACCAGCGTATGGGTAGGAACATAGGAGAACGGATCTTTGTATTTCTTCTCTGCATAGATTTCATCCGTGGAGCAGAGCTGCTTTACATTGGATGTGTTAAGTCTCATGCCTTCCTCCAGTTCGGCGGCAATGAGCAGTCTTTTACCTTTTGCCTCGGCAAGTTCCGGCTTTACATTTCTGCGGCATCCGACCGTCAGCATATCGGCAGAGATATTGCCACTGTAGGTACCAAGGACTCTCGACACCACATTCCAGAAGGTAGACTTGCCGTTTCGGCCTTCACCGTAGGCAATGATAAGTCCCTCCACATAGACCTTGCCCACTGCGGAAAGACCTACGATTTTCTGGACATAGTCAATAAGGGCAACATCGTTCTGGAAGAAGGTGTTCAGAGCATCCTGCCAGATATCCGCTCCGTCATTTCCGGGGGCAACAGCGGTCTGCTTGGTAATGAAATCTTTCGGGTCATGATCACGCAAACTGCGGGTGCCCTTGCGAAGGTCTATCGTACCGGACGGACAGTTCAACAGAAATTCATCCGCATCCAGAAACTTTTGCTCAATCTCAAGCATCGGTCTTGCCTCTTTTAAAGCAGATGCGATGTATTTGGAGTCACGGCGCTTGATGGCATACTTCTTATAATTCAGTGCATTCTCATACATCTCGAAGGAATGTGCCTGCTGACGGTTGAAGGCATTCGCCGCTTTCTTTGGCCCCATTGCCACAAGAATCTCCATTGCACCATTCTTGTTCATCTCATCCATTGCTTTCTTAATTTCTGCTTCAGCCTCTTCCAGCTGACGCTCCGTCAGTTCCTGGGAGATACCCTGGGACTTCGGTGCGGTTTCTTCCCAAAAGCTGTAGACCATGTAATCGGTAGCAGGAGAAAAGCGAAGTTTCCCTTTGTACTCTCTTGCGAGTACCGTGGCCTGACCCACATCGGAGAAGTCCTCCGGCTTTAACACGCAGTCGGAGTTATAGACCTTAGGATCGATATAGCCTTCCTGACCGGATACCTTGGTGCCGAACTTGGTGGCAGAGTGCCAGATCTTGTCCAGTTCGGAATCAGCCAGAGGTGGATTGCACTTTTCCGCTGTTTTCATAAACAGGGCATGGGCTTCTTCGGTCGCACCGTATCTCTTTATGAGTTTTCCTGCGATATGGCTCATAGTGCTATTTCTACTGCCTTCGCTGATTTCTTCCGTACTGGCATCAAAGTCTGCGAACTCATCGTGGTCAATGAAGTCAGCTACATTACTTGCTCCGTCATATACTTCAATATCTGGTGAATCGGTGCCGTAAAGGAAACGAGCCTCACCCAGTGCATCCGCATCAAAATGCGGGAAGAACTCCTGGATGCGTTTCTTCAGTTCCGCATAGGCTTTTCCATCCGTCATGGTCGGGATAGGGAAATACACATGGAACTTTGGTCTTGCTGCCTTGCCGTTTTTCACCTTCATGTTGTTGCGGCTATAGCTGACAAGTAAGGAAACATCCGGGAATGCCATTACCACATCCAAGGGATAGATCCAGTCTTTCGGATCATCGGAGTGGTCATTGTCGCAGTCCATCGGAAGGACATCCGTTTCAAGGAAATTGTCATTGCTGCGGTAGTTGTTCTTATATGCGGCACATACATGATCCCGCTTGATGGCAACCACGAAAGATGCCGAATCCGTAATATGAGCCTTATTGGGATATACGCAGTTGGAACTGTCACCGCAGCAGTTTGCGGTATAAAGGGTAAAATCAATCATGAATAACCTCCTTGCAGTTTCTGTCAAACCATCTGATGGTCTGCTGTCTCTTTTTCGCGATACCGATCTCATGTGCCATGCCCTTGGATATCACATCACCGAACACCCACAGTTCATTGCACTTGCCAAGCAGCACATAGTTGAAATGCATTGCATCGGCGCGTTCCTTTTGGTTCTCGTCATCCATAAACTGCGGATACAAAAGGTGCGGTGTCACCGGAATCATATTCTGCTCATAGGCAAAACGGCTGTACTTTCTTGCCTGTTCACTGTTTCTTTCCGTATCACCGGAAAACGGAGAACAGATATAAACCAGCGGGCGAAAAGCGGACTGCTTGTCCGCCTTTGCCACATTGGTCATAGCCTCATAACTTATCGGGTCATAGTAACCTTCTGAATTGAACTTATCGATGTTCACGGCTTACACCTCCATTTCGATCAGAGGCATATAACCGTCTGATTTCATCAGTTCGTAAATGAAGAGTCTGCCTTTCTGCGTCCAGTAGGTATGCACCTTCGTATGCGTTTCACCGTTCGTACCGGGATAGGTATGAGTCTTGGTGCTGGTATAGCCCTCTCGGGCATAACGCTGATATAAAAGCCAGATGTCACCTTGCTTGAACTGCACACCCTTTTCGTGGAGATATCGGTTCATCCAGATGGCAGACTTGCCGTAATCCTTGGCAATGGCAGAAGTGGAAATAAGGTCTTTGCAGTTCAGCACCACATCGTAGTAGCTGACCTTCGGTTTCATCTCCGTAATCTGCTGATTCTGAATAGCCACGGTTTCTGTAAGCGCCAGGTTCTGCTGCGATAAAAGTGCCAGCTGCTGATTGGCAAACTGCAGTGCCCTTGCCATAATGGCCTCCGGGGAGTTCCATGCCTCTTCCACCTGAATGAAGTACTGACGGAACTTTCTGCCGATATCGGTACGCTGAATCATGCATAGCTGCTTTGCCATGTCGATGGTAAGCAAATGGTCGGTCAATCCTTTCCCCGGAAGTCCGTCAGACCTATTTCTCAAAATTGAGCAATAGTCCTGTCCTTCCGAAAATCCGTATTCACACATTCTTGGAAACCAGTCTGCATACTTGGTGTTGATGCCAAGTGCATCGTGCAAGTCGCGTCCGTTCACAGTAGGGCGCTCACTGTCATAATTGATTCTGATTAATTCGTCCATAGCGAATCCTCCTAAAAAATGAAATAGACAGAAGGACAATTCCTTCTGCCTATATGCGAAGAATCCGAATGAATCGAACCCCCTAAATCAGTCTTTTTTATAAAAATCACATTCGTATCCGTCAGCACGAAGAAGCAGTCCTTTCGCCCAGGGCGGTGTTCTGCCCATCTGCTCACAGACTGCACTGAGGCTCATGCGCCTGTCCGCTTCGATGATCAGTTCGTCATGGACATGCGCAACGATACTGCAGTTGCGAAGGGTCTGCATAGCATACAACAGGATATCTCTCGCAATCGCCTGGATAGCATTCTCACAAAACTTCGGACCATAGCTTTCAAGACGCTCCCACTTTTTTGTAGCACCCACGCCTTCATAGGTCACTGACTCACTGCCGAACTGATTGATACCCATGCGTGGCTTCACATAGGCAAGCCGTCTGCCGGAAGGAAGTTTCATAAAAAGGAATCCACTCTCATAGGTAAACTTCAGTCCTGCCACCTCAGTCGGAATATGTTCTCGCACTGTAGTCTTCACCGCTCTGTCGATATCCCACCACAGAGCCGTAATCATCGGATTTGCATTTCTCCATGCGTTCACCAGCGGCTGAAGTTCCTCTTCGGTAAGTCCCATCTCCAAAGCACCCATACTCTTGAGCGCACCGACCGAACCGCCGTAACCGAGGGCCAGTTCCGCAATCTTACCCTTCTGGCGGAGATGACCGTTGATGCCATGCTTTTCTACCGGAACACCAAACATCTGCGATGCCGAACTGCAGTAAATGTCCTTGCCATCGGCGAATACCTGCATTCTCCATTTCTCACCTGCAAGCCAGGCGAGGACTCTCGCTTCGATTGCAGAAAAGTCTGCCACGATAAATTTCCTGCCATCCTGGGGAACGAATGCTGTACGGATCAGCTGTGAAAGCGTATCCGGGATATCGTCATACAGAAGTTCCAGGGCATCGTAGTTTCCGCTTCGGACAAGTGCCCTGGCATCTGCAAGGTCAGACATATGATTTTGCGGAAGATTCTGCAGCTGGATGATGCGTCCGGCAAATCGTCCGGTTCGGTTGGCACCGTAATACTGGAACATTCCTCTTGCCCTGGAATCCTTGCAAACCGCTGTCTGCATAGCGGCGTATTTCTTCACACTGCTCTTTGCAAGCTGCTGACGGAGGGAAAGAACATCCGCCAGATGCTTTGGTGCAGTCTTGAGTGTTTCTGCCACAGCCTTCTTGCCGAGAGTATCCATTTCCAGTCCGTTATCCGAAAGCCACCCTTTCATCTGTGCTACGGAGTTGGGATTGTCAAGGTCGGTCAGATTTTGAATCTGCTGTGTGAGATTTTTGCGGCTGATGCTGTCGATGGCAATAGCCTGCTCCACAAGCGTCATATCCAGTCCGATGCCACGGTCATTGATTTCCTGGTCGAGATGGTATTCATCCCAGATGAAATGGGGAACAGGGAAACGGGACAGCTTCTTCTGGATGCTCATCTCGCTTTCCACATCACGCAGGTTATATGCCTTGAACTGCTCCCACTTTTCCATATCGTGCTGCGGAAGATTTCTGGTTCTGCCGCCATTGGTCTTGGTAGGTGCGCAGGGAACACAGAAGTATTTGATGAGATTTTTCCCCTCGGTCAGTTTCTGCTTCTCCAGTCCCAGAACTGCACCTACTCCTTCCAGGGACAAAGGCAGGCCAAGTGTTGCCGACCACACCATCGTGCAGTGCCAGCTGTCAGGGGAAAGCCAGGTATCAAGATAATTCGACAGGCACACGCGCTCAAACTGTGCGTTGAATGCCCACTTGATAACCGATTCATCCGACAAGGCATCCACAATCTCCGCAGGAATCTTTTCGCCGCAGGCAAGATCTATTACATGAACTGCTCCGCCATCCACACTGTAACCGAACAGCAGGATGTCGAAATCAGGACTCTCGGCATATTTATAAACTCCGGCTTTCTGCAGATTGACCGAGGAGAAAGTTTCTAAATCCAAAGATAATGTTTTTATTCGAGCCATCCAAATTCCCTCCCCATTTTTATTCTGCTGATCGTTGTTTCCGACACTCTGTATAACTGTGCTATTTCACGGCCTCGGTATCCGCATAAAAACCTGAAACGAATATCATATACGTCATCTATGGACAGTTTTCGCCAGCGCCCGCCTTCATTATAGACATCCAGAATGTTTTCTGTTCTTGTTCCATAACGTAAATTCTCAACCCTATTATCTTTGGGATTTCCATTATTATGTAGAATCTCTTTTCCTTCCGGACATTCTCCTAAAAAGGTGTGTGCCACCAATTGGTGAACGGGAATCCCTTGGGCACCACGCCCAAGAACAACCGAAACATGACCGCTCTTACAATATTGCCCAGGACTTAGTATTTTTCCTTTTATTGTCCGATAGAACTCCTTGCCTGTATGATGACATATTCCTCTTACTTGAAAATTCGTACTTCTAATTCGACCAAGGGTACTTGCTTGATACTTACCATTGTACCCCTGTATATCTTTCCATTCTTCTTTATCCATAGCATTTTCCTTCCTATGACAAAGGCGGCAGAATATATCCTCCGCCGCCCGTTATGTTTACCCAGTCACACCATCATTATTCTGTTCAGCCTTTTTCTCCTTGTGTTTTGTAATAAAGTCTTTTGCTTTCTTTACCACAAAGTAGATAACTTTCATCACAGCCCATACAATTCCGTTGATGACGAGGCTGTAAATCAGGAAGAAAATGACAATCACATCGACCTGTTTCATAAATTCGTATAATCCGTTCATATCGTTTTACCTCATTATTTTGTAGATTTCGTTTGTGACAGACAGTGGTATTTCACACCGCCTGCCAGGTATTACACTTAGGCGAGAAAATCATCATCCTCAACAGTGGAGAAATCATCGATAGCGGAAGTACGACCACCGAGATACTCACCATCACGAATTTTCTGGATGTTGCCAAGGCCGCAGGCTACGCCACGGTTGCCGTTACTATTAAATGCGTAGAAGTTCAGAGATACCCTTGCATAACAGCCGGAGTACACCTGATCACGGTCGAGGATAGGCTTAACAGCCTTGTCCACAATCTGAGGAGCAGTTGTGCTGTTGGCGTTTACAAAGTAATGACCCTTGTAGGCTTCATCGTCCCTCTCAATGTCGCCGTCTCTCAAAGGCAGCTTAATTGCAGCCTTGTTAGGCTTCTTGCCGCCGAACTTGGCAATGCCTTCCTCAATTGCTGCATCCACAGCGGCGTTGATAGCGTTGATAGTTTCGGTATCGTCCTTAGGAATCAATACGGACACAGAGTATTTTTCAGTACCGCCATTGATGCTGACAGGTTCCCAACCGTGGAAGTAGGAAAGACGAGTGTTCTTGCCAGTGATAACCTTAGTTCTGTTTGCGTTTGCCATAATGTTAATCCTCCATAATTTCATCAAATTCGTTTTTTGCGTCTGATACGTTCATTGCCTGCCTCTTGTCCGTTACCGGGACTAAGGTCGGCTTACCTTGGGGCTTCACAATGAGGTCACCCAGGATCTGGTCAAATTGTTTCTTGCCCATCAGTTTCTGCATCTCCGTCATGGTGATAAGACTCTGACGGTAGATGTCGGTATAACCGTGGTCTTTGGCTGCCTGTGCGACCAGTTCTTCATCCTTGTACTTGCGGACGGATCTACCTTCGACAACCTTGAAGCCGTTCCACTCCTTGCCGTGGTTGACTGCTGCATCGGTGGCATAAGCCAGGATGCCGTCTGCCCACTTGGTAAGGTCAGGAAGGATGGTCAGCACTTCTTCGATTTCAGCATCTGTAAGAAGCGGCGGCATTTTGAACTCCTGCTCTGCAAGACGGAGTTTTTCTTCTGCCCTTGCTCGGCAGCGTACTGCTGCCTTACAGAACTGACACCATTCGCCGGGGTGATATTCACCCTCGCCGTTTAATGCCATCTGTGCCTTCGGCTTCAGTTCGTTCTCTGCCCATGCTTTCAGTTCATCTACCGGGATAGTCCAACTCTGAACATTCTCCCTGCGAGGCTGAAAGATGTGCATCGTGACTCCCTTGATGTCATACAGGCTGTCAAAGAGGTTCAGTGCACCGATGGAATAACACATCAGCTGCGTATTCTGTTCGGCATCCACCAGAACTCCCAGCCCGTACTTAAAATCAATAATCTGCATGGTATCATCCGACACGATGATGCAATCTGCCGTACCGTAGCCGTCCGGGACATATTCCGAAAAGTCTACTTTCTGCTCAATCAGAACCATCGGGTCTTTGCAGGTCTGCTTTGCGACTTCAAGCTGCTCCAGCACATAATCCACATAACTATCGGTGTACTCCTGCATCTCATCACTGTCGTAATCGGAGACAGGTCTTTTGCTTCTTCTGCGGAGTGCCTTCTTTAACTTGTGTTCGCAAAATGCGTGGGCTGCGGTACCTTCTTCGGCGGCTGAACTGCTGCCGCCCGGGAACTCGGATTCGAGCATCGCACTCGGTGTACAATTCAGCCAACGGTGTGAACCGGAAGGAGAAAGGAAAGCGTGTTTACTCATTTCCCAACACCTCCGCTTCTGCAAGAAGTGCCTTATACTGTGCCGGGTCGATATCTGACAGTCTGGTGCCGCCGTATTTTGTGATGAGTTCTCTCACCTCGGCAGTCATACCAGCCTGGCTTTTCTGCCCCAGAACCGCACGGACATCTTCCAGGGTTACTTTCTTCTCAGCTGGGAGATCCTTTACTTCCTGTGCATCAATGACCTTGGCATCTGCTTCGATTACGGTCGCATCTCTGTAAGTGAATGCGATGGCTTCAAAGACATCTGCCAGGGATCTCATGATCCTTACGGCATCAAGGAATAAGTTGTACTTCTTGTTATCCACGTTCCTTACCTCCTTCCTTCAGTTCTCGGATTTCAACGGTCTGAACCGTATCTCCAGGTGAAAGGACAAGAACGCTCATTTCCTTACCAAAGAGGAAGTCCAGAAGTTTCTTTCTGATCTGAACCGTTCTGCTCTTTACTACCGGCATCGGTCTGCCGCCCGGTTTTGCAATGTTGATACAAACTGTGTGTTTCATTGCATCTGCTCCTTTCCGAGGAAGCTTTGTTTTTGTCTCTTCCTCTGTCCATATGCGAAAGAAGCGGGGGAATCGAACCCCCACTTCCAAGATTTTTTTCAAATCTTCTTTGCGAGGTTCGCATAGATCTTCTTGAGACGGTTACGGATAGCTGCTTCGGATACACCTTCTTCAGCTGCAATGTCAGTGTTTGACATGTTCTGGTAGAACTTCTTATAAATAGTGGCTTTCTGCAGGTCGGTCAGAGCAGCAAGAGCTGTCTTCAGCTTGTCCAGTCTGTCCTCATGTGCCTGTGCATCAATGGAAGCAATCATCTGCTCCATAGGGTCGGAGCCTTCATCTGTGAGATAAGGGTTGCGGTCTTCCGCATCTTCACCTTCGCCATCGAAATATGCCTGATAATGAACCGGACATTTGTACTCTTCTCTGCGGTCTGCATCGACTTCGTCATCGTCCATACCATGAAGAATGGTGATCATCTCTTCGGTTACTGCATTGCCATCCGCATCGGTCATGCCAGGCTGGATAACGATTTTCTTTCCCTCTGCAGTGTAGTAAATGTAATTTGTACGGTTGTCTTCCGCTGTTTTGAATTTCCTCATTTGGAATCCCTACCTTTCGTTTAGTTGGTAGAGAGTTCAGCTCTGAGGGCATCCCGTTCATCAATTATTCACAGTCCGGAAATCTGCTCGGATTGTGTTTTTCACACTTTTCTGCTATAATGATTAGTAGGTTTTAATAGGAATTAGTGGGTTTACCCGTTCCGATAAAAAAGTCCCCAGAGAATTACTCTCTGAGGACAAACCTGATGTTTAGCTGGTTTAGCGAAAATGCTTTACCGGGTTTATATGGTTTATAGACTTTATAATTTCAATCACAGGGTTTGCAGGAGGCAAATTGATGATAAAAGAACAGATTCCGTACCTTTGCGGAGGTACATTTTTCGTCTTACTGCTCCGCTCTAAACGAAAAAGCAGCAGTAAAAAGGACTTAAGAATATATGGCAGCGATGGTTGCAACAACACAGCATTGATGACTGCATTGATAATGATGTTTGATCCCAAGTACCAGGTTCTTGCGGGTTCTTCTTTAGAGACCAACACATCTCGATATAAAAAGTGTGACATAGCGTCAGCAGACTGCTTACCTTTTGATGATCGTGCATTAATTAACTCATTCGACACTAGTGTGAAAACAGATTACTACCACGAACTGCTAAAAATGCAGAAACTGATAGAAACGTTCCTTACCATTGAAAAGGAAGCCAAGAACAAAGAATTGGTATATGGATTGCTTAATCTGATAAAACAAGATGAAACCATTCTTCCCAATTATGAGTTCTACGCATTACCCAATGGTAAGCCAATCTCCAAGTCTCATCTATGTGCATTGACAGACATTAATCTTTCCGCATTTCTTCTAGGCGTATGGCACTTTATTCTGGTTCATCATTCTGACAATAAAACCGGAGCACCTACAATCCAGTCATGGCACAGTCTTCCATCCGAAAAAGGTGATCGCCACATATTCAAAAGTGATATTTGTGACTCATACGATCACGAAATAAAAATAAGCACCACCTGCGAAGAAGCAGATGATGCTGTGGATGCTTATGAAGAGGCGGACGATACAAACGATATTCCTGAGCCGAAAGTCATTGAAGCCGAAGTGGTACAGCCAAGTGTTGCTACTCCTACTCCAACGCAGAACATTCAGAATTTCTTTAACATCAGCCAGACTGGTAATGGAATTAACATCGGTTATGCCGAGAAGATTGAAATACGAGACGGTAAGGTGGTGAAGCTTAAGTGAGTGATGAAACAAAGATTGCTGTACCGAATGCTCAGATTGTCCCGAATGAAGAGGTTACGTCTGTCAACAACACTTTCAATCTTACACAGGACGGTTCTGGTACAAACATCGGTGTCGCTCAGAAAGTTGAGCAGAACAACTATCAGATTTATATGCCTATGCAAGGCAATTACGGTTATGGGAATGTACCTCAATATCAGCAGCCGTTCGTGGCTAACACCGAATACTTCAATCTAATAGTTATCGCTGGGGAATTATACAGAAACCCATATGTAATGCTTGATCTTGACCGAGTGCTCACAAAGAATTATGGAACAAGCGAAGCTATTCACAATCGTCTGGCTCCGCTTACAGAAGAAGCCATGGTCGAAATCAAAACATACCCTACAATTTTCGCAGCCGAAAACTATCGGTATTGTCAGCCAGAGATTCCGCCACAAGGTCCACAGCTTGCTTATTACGGTTTCATCCAGGACATACGTTTACTGGAAAACCGTAAAGTCAAAATATATTATCAGCTCATCCCGATGTGTAACATACCTCAGGAGCTTTTGAACGGAATGCTTGATGAACTGGATATTAAAGGAAGTTGCAAGCTAAACGAACTGGACAAGACGCATTGGTCTATTAAGCATATAAATTTGATAGAAGAAATGAAACTGAAAGGCATCAGCCTTTTTGCACCTACTCTGTAAACAGGACAAGTACATGGAGGAATACATGGACAACAACGAAATGAATATTGAAAAATGGGTGAACCTTGAAGACATCGCAGACCATCTCAGTGTCAGCAAGGACACCGTCCGCACCTGGATTAAAGACGGCAAGATCCCTGTTTATCGTGCCGGAAAAAGATATAAATTCAAAATTAGTGAAGTGGACGAATGGGTGCGTAACGGCCGCATCACGGAATAAATGTCGGAGGATATTTAATGGCACCAAAGTTAACATCTGCTATTACCAAGATAACATTGAATGATGCTACCTTTCACAATAAGGGATTTACTCCCACATATATAAACTTCCTCTTCGGTAACAACGGTTGTGGAAAATCGACTATCTCAAGATCCATCAAAGGAAAGGTCGGCTTAGAATGGGAAGCCGGAAGAACAGCCGATGACTTCAACCTTCTCGTTTACAACGAAGACTTCATTAAAAGAAACATTGCGAGCTACGGCGGGCTACCCGGAGTTTTTACTATCAGTGAGCAGAATGCCGAAGTACAGCAGAAAATAGATGAAACCACCGGCCTTCTCGGTGATGCACAAAAAGCCTTCACAAAAGCTTCTACCGATCTTGGTACCCAGGAAAGTCTTGTTAGCAAACAATACGATACGTTTCAGAACATCTGCTGGGAGAAAACCAAAGACTTCCGAAAAGCAGTTGATGCAGCACTTGCCGGCAAGAAAACCAAAGAAGGTTTAGCAAAGGCTCTGCTTTCAGAAAAAGCACCGCAGCTCTTTGATGAAACAAAGCTGATCTCAACTTGCGAAGCGGCGTTCAGTTCCGATGCAACAACCTACCCAGAATTGTTTATCGGTGACGCATCTACTCTTCCAACATCCGATCTGTTAGGAAAAAAGATAATGAGCAGCGGTGACAGTGCTTTTTCAACGTTTATGAAGGCAATGAACTCTGCAAACTGGGTTCGCCAGGGCCATGAAGCTTACCACGAATCAGCAAACGGTAAATGTCCGTATTGCCAGCGTGAACTGCCAGAAGATTTCGAGGAAGAGCTGGCTCGTTGCTTCGATGCTGAATATGAAGCTGACCTTGCCGCTCTCAGAAAATTCAAAGCTGAATATGGTCAAGCCGCAAATGCTATCTGGAGCGGATATGCTGCAAACCTCAAAAATGCCTACCCGAAGATTTCAGAACAGTTAAAAGCCTTCTCTACAGTCTTTGAAGCTTTCAAAGCAAGAATGCAGCTGAATGTGCAGAGGTTCGATGAAAAGCTGAATGCACCGGATACCGTAGTTGTATTGGAAGACGTAAGCGATCTTATCGCACAGCTTAATCAGCTTGCGGAAGATATGAATGTACTCATCCGTGAAAACAATACCATTGTAAGTAATCGGACAAAGAAACAGCCTCAATGCAAGAAGGATGTTATCAGCCATCTTGCCGCTGTACTTGAAAGCGATATAAAGGACTACCGTGACAGCCGTAGTGCATTACAGAAGGAAATAGATCGTCTGACTACGGATAAGAACAACGCCGATGCCGATGTAAAAAAACACAGAAGTACAATCCGTGCTCTTCGTAAACAGGTAGTTAATACTGCTGCTGCTGTTGAAGGTATCAACACGCTTCTTAAGGATACCGGCTTTCAGGGATTCCATATCCGTGAAAAGAAGGACACGCCGAATGTTTATGAAGTAATCCGAACCGAAACGGGTCAGGTGGCTGAGAACCTTAGTGAGGGGGAGAGAAACTTCATCGCTTTCCTTTATTTCCATCAGCTTGTTTTAGGAAGCGATAATGCAGAAGCAGCTGTTAAGGATAAAGTTGTAGTAATTGATGACCCGGTTTCCAGTATGGATAGCTCAACGCTTTTTGTCGTTGGTGCTCTCGTCAGAGATATGATTGCCATCTGCAATCCGGACTACTCCACAAAAGAAGGATCGAAGGATTTTATCAAACAACTTTTCATCCTTACCCATAATGCATTCTTCCACCAGGAAGTTACCTACAACCAGGCACAGCATTATCAGTATGTTTCTTTCTTCGAAGTAGTTAAGATGGAGAATCAGTCTGATGTATTGCCTTGCTTCCAGAACAATCGAGAGATGCCATCCTTAGTCGAAAACAGAAATCCGGTGCAGAACTCTTATGCAGCACTTTGGGATACCTACAGAGAGGTTTCTTCTCCAAATACGCTGGTTAATGTTATCCGTCAGATTCTGGACTACTACTTCTTACAGTTATGCGGATACAGTGGTGTCAGCATAAAGGATGAGATTCTGAAGAAGAACCGAAACAAGTTTGTTACTAAGTTGCCCGACGGAACCGAAGATTGCTCCGAACTTCATATGGCAGCATCTCTGCTCCAGTATCTGTGTACAAGCAACGACCGCATTTCGGACGGTCTGAACTTCATTCACACAAGTGTGGATACTGATAGTTGCCGTAAGATTTTTGAGAAGATCTTCCGCAACATGGGTCAGGGACAGCACTACGATATGATGA